TGAAGAGCTGTTGGGCTTTGCCGAGGCGGCGGTCAAGATGGGCATTGCCTTCGACCAGACCGCCGAAGAGTCAGGCGACATGATGGCCAAGTGGCGCACTTCCTTCAAATTGACCCAGGGTGACGTTGAGACCCTGGCCGATAAAATCAACTACCTGGGCAATACCGGGCCGGCCAACACCAAGCAAATTTCCGACATCGTGACGCGGATCGGTCCGTTGGGCGAGATTGCCGGCCTGGCCTCGGGGCAGATCGCCGCGCTCGGCGCGACCATGGCCGGCGTCGGCGTGCAGCAGGACGTGGCCGCCACCGGCATCAAGAACTTCATGTTGGCCATGACCAAGGGGGCGTCAGCCACCAAGGGCCAGGCGAAAGCGTTTAAATCCTTGCGTCTGGATTCCAAGGCGGTGGCCAAGGCCATGCAGACCGATGCCCAGGGCGCGGTGCTGGGCATCCTCGACCGCATCAAGATGGTCGACAAGGACAAACAGGCGGGGTTGCTCTCGGAGCTGTTTGGCACCGAGTCGATTACCGCGATTGCGCCGCTGTTGACCAACCTGGACTTGCTCAAAGGCAACCTGCAAAAGGTCGCCGATGCGCAGAAATACGCCGGTTCGATGGATAACGAGTACGCCTCGCGCGCGGCCACCACGGCGAACAACCTACAACTGTTGCGCAACGCCGTGGCCAGTGTGGCGCGGGCCGTGGGCAGCGCCCTATTGCCGGGGATCAATGCGGTGGTCGAAGACCTGCGCCCGATGATTGCCGGGATCGGGGATTTGATTCAGCACAACCCGCAGTTGGTCAAAGGCATCGCCATGGCGGCCGGCGCCTTCACTGCGCTGCGCATTGCCGTGTTCGCGGCCACCGTGGCCACTCGGGTCCTGGGTGTCGCGTTTGCCGCCACCCCGGTGGGCATCATTGCCGTGGCCATTGCGGCGGCGGCGGGGTTGATCGTGGCCAACTGGGAAACGGTCGGCCCGTTTTTCACCGCACTGTGGGAGCTGATTAAGGCGCTGGCCACTCCCTTCATGGACTTCATGAAAGCGGTGTTTGACTGGTCGCCGCTGGGCATGATCATCAAACACTGGTCGCCCATCACCGCCTTTTTCAAAGGGCTGTGGGAGGGGATCAAGCCTTACCTTGAGCCGATCCTGAGTTTTCTCGGAATGGACGAAGGCGGCGCCGGCATCACTGCCAAGGTGACGGGGTATGCCGAGGATCAGCGGCAACGTAATGCCGGCCCCGGCGGTGGCACGGGGGCGTTTCTGCAAGCCGATGCGGTGAACATTGCGAAAGGCCAGCAGGCGGAACGGAATCTGAATCAAGCCGGCCTGGCCCCGGGGCAGTTGTTGCGTCCGCCGGGACTGCCGGCGCCGGGCGCCTTGCTCCAACCGACGTTGGCGAATAACCGGACCCAGCTCGACGGGGCGTTGGTGGTGCGCTTTGAAGGCGCCCCGCCAGGCGTGCGGGTTGATCCGGGCACGAGCAATCAACCGGGTCTGTCGATCACGCCAAAAGTGGGCTACCGCGCGCTATCAGGGAGCAACCCGAAATGAGTGAATGGCGAGAACGAAAACAAGGCGCCTCCTTTCGCGGGGTGCCGTTCTGGCTGGATGCCGACAGCGTGAACGTCGGCCGCCGCACCCAGTTGCACGAATTCCCCCAGCGCGATCAACCCTTTGTCGAAGACCTGGGGCGGCGTACGCGGGAGTACAAGTTCACCGGGTTTGTGGTCGGGGATGACTGCCTGTCGCAACGTGACAAGCTGCTGACCGCGCTGGACACGCCCGGGGCGGGCGAATTGGTTCACCCGTGGTTTGGGCGCATGACCGTCACCGCCGGTGATTGCGAGGTGTCCCATGCGCGCAACGAAATGGGCGTGGTGCGTTTCAGCCTGGTGTTCATCGACGGCATGTTGGCCTTTCCGGTGCAGTCGCCGAACACCCGGCGCCTGCTGGCGGCCCAGTCGCCCAGCCTGCTGGATTCGATCAAAGGGCGCTTTAATGCGGCCATGGCGCCGGTGGATTTGGCCCGGCAACGCGCGTCGGCGATTCGCGCGGCGGTGTCGGGAGCCTTTAGCTATGCGCTGAAGTTCCTCAGTCCAGGCATGACCCTGGGGACCGACATTAACGGTCTGGTGTCTTCGCTGCTGAATGGCCCGGGGGCGTTCGCTGACAGTCTGCTGGCCGGGATCGCCGGCCTAGAACGCGCCTTTAGCGGCTACGGTGCCGGCGGGTCATTCAAGGGCAGCAGCGCCAAGGCGTCGGCGGTGTCGGCGCTGCACGCATCGGCACCCGTTACGGATAACGCCGACGTGGCGACGATTCAGGCGGCGGTGATTGGCCTGGTACAAGACGCGGCCTTGTTGGATTTGCTGCTGGACATGGCCGAGGTGCCGGTCGCGCTCGCCCCGGGCGTTACTCAGCCGGCGGATCTGGATGTGCAACTGGCGCAGCAAGGGGCGACGGTGGAGGCGGGCGGGGAAGTGGAAACGCCGGTACCGGTGGCGGATGACGTCTTGGCGGTGCGTGATGCAATCAGTGAGGCGCTGTGGTCGGTGGCCGGGGAGAGTCAGCCGGATCACTTCGGCGCGCTGAGCGAAGCCCGGCTGGCCCTTGACCAGCACTTGACGGAGGTGGCGCGCAGCGGGGTAGGGCTGCGCACCTATGCCCCACCAGAAACCGTGTCCGCCCTGGTGCTGGCCCACGCGTTGTATGGCGATGCCTTGCGTGGGGGCGAAATTGTCTCGCGCAACCGTGTGCGTCACCCGGGCTTTGTGCCGGCCACTGAACTTCAAGTAGCGAAGACCTAAGCATGGACAAGTTGAATACCGTCACCCTGAGCGCTGGCGGGCACGACTTCGCCGGGTGGAAAAGCGTCAGCATCGGCGCCGGCCTGGAACGCCAGGCGCGCGATTTTACCCTGGGCATCACCTGGCGCTGGCCCGGCAGTGGCGACGTGCCGGTCAGGATTCGCCAGGGCGAGGCGGTGGAAGTGCGCATTGGTCAGGAGCTGCTGTTGACCGGGTACGTGTTCAGCACGCCGATTCGCTACGACAGTGAGTCGGTCACGCTGAGCATTACCGGGCGCTCACGCACGGCGGATCTGGTGGACTGCGCCGCCGTCAATCAGCCCGGGCAGTGGCGCGGGCAAAGCGTGCAAAAGATCATCGCGGCCCTTGCCGGCGAATACGGCATCACGGTGGTCAACGACGCAGCGGTCACCCTGGGCGTTGAGGATCACACCATCGAGCCCGGCGAGACAGCGTTTGAAAGCATTGACCGGCTGCTAACCCTGTCGCGCTTGTTCAGCACCGACGATGGTCGGGGCCGCCTGGTGATTGCTAAACCGGGCAGCGCCGGGCGCGCGGTCGACGCCCTGGAACTGGGCAAAAACCTGCTGTCCGGCGAAACCAATCTGGACTTTTCCAACGTGTTTTCCGAATACGTCAGCAAGGGCCAGCGCAGCGGCACCGACACTAGTTTTGGCGCGGAGGCCAGCGAAGTCGAAGGCCGGATCACGGACGCGCGGATCAACCGCCGCCGGGTGAAGGTCATTCAACAATCCGGGCAAATGAACGCTTCGATTGCCCGGGAGCGGGTCGAGTGGGAGCGGGCCAACGCGGTCGGTAAGGCGTTGACGGGCAACTACGTGATTCAGGGCTGGCGGCAAAGCAACGGCGCGCTGTGGCGGCACAACATGATTGTGCGGGTGGTCGACCCCTTGATTGGGTTTGATCGAGACATGTTGATCAGTGAAATCAGCTACGAGCTGAGCGAAGACGGTGGCACCACGGCAAAGATCAGCGTGGCCCCGCCGGAAGCCTTCCTGCCTGAGCCGAACGATGCCTATGAAAAACGCAAGCTGAAGAAGGGCAAGAAGACGGACAGCTTTGAATACCTCATTCCGGCGGACTACAAACCATGAAAAACGGCATTGCGAACTTTCTGGCGCGTGGCGTGGTGGCCCTGGGCAACTCGGCCAGCAAGCTGCAAAGCCTTCAGCTGCGGCTGTTGGCGGGCGAGGTGAAAGACAACGTTGAACACCTGGAGCCGTATGGATTCACGGCTTGCCCCAAGGAGGGGGCCGAGGCGTTGGCGGCGTTCATCGGGGGCGACCGTAGCCATGGCGTGGTGATCGTGGTCGCCGACCGGCGCTTTCGCCTGAAGGGGCTGAAGCCCGGCGAAGTGGCGCTGTACACCGATGAGGGGGACCGGATTCATTTTAAGCGCGGTCGCATCCTCGACATTGAAACCGTGACCTTGAACATCAAGGCCACCGAGTCAGTGAACTTCGATACGCCGCTGATCACCGCCACCGGGCGCATCGAGTCGCAGGGCGATCAGGTCGCGGCCGGCGTCAGTCAGATTGCACACCCGCATAGTGGCGTGCAGGCCGGCAGTGGCCAAAGCGGCCCGCCAGTGGGGGGTGGGGCATGACGCGCGAAGGTTTGTTGCGCCGGGCGGTGACCATCAGCCTGTTTACCTGGCGCCGCGCGGGGCCGGATGACGTCGTGGACGGTAACGACCGCCAAGGCTGGTGGGGTGACTGTGTACCGTCCGTGGCCGGTGACCAGATCGGCTCGCGCCTGTGGTTGTTGTCGCGCCGAACGTTGGTCGCGGACACGCTCAAGGATGCCCAGGCCTACGCCGATGAGGCGCTGGCCTGGCTGATCGATGACCAGATTGTCACGGCCGTTACCGTAACGGTGGAGCGGCGCGGGAACGATCGGATGAATTTGCGGGTGACGCTGACCGAGCTGAGCGGCGAAACGCTGGAACTGGATTTTGAAAATACCTGGGGGTTGATCAATGCCGTATGAAATTCCGACGCTGCCGGCGCTGATCAAGCGGACCGAGGCCGATTTTGAGCGCAACGCCCCGGATGCCCTGCGGCGCGCGGATTCCAAGGTGGCGGCGCGCGCGTTGAGTGGCACGGCGTATGAGCTGTACGGTTATCAAGACTGGATCGCCCGCCAGTCCAATCCAGCGACGTGCGACGAAACCATGCTGTTGACCTGGGCCGATTGGCGCTTGGACGAGGGGCGCACGCCGGCCGTGGCGGCCAAAGGGCTGGCGGCGATCACGGGATCGAGTGGCGCCCTGGTTGACGTCGGCCAGGTCTATCAGTTGTCGGACGGTCGCCGGTACCAAGTCGCCGAGGCGGTCACGCTGGTGGATGGAGCGGCCAGCCTGAAGCTGGTGGCCGAAGACGTCGGCGCCCTGGGCAACATCGAGGCCGGCACGCTGACGGCGGTGACGCCGGTCCTGGGCGTTAATTCGACCGCCGTGATTGGCGTGGATGGCATCGTCGGTGGGGCCGAACAGGAAGGCCTTGAGGCACTGCGCGCCCGGGTGCAAGCGGCGTTCAAAAACCCGAGCAAGGTCGGCAACGGTGCCGACTTTGAGGAATGGGCCTTGGAGGTGCCCGGCGTGACCCGGGCCTGGGCCTTGCCGCGCTGGATGGGGCCAGGGACGTTTGGCCTGGCGTTCGTACGCGATGGCGACCCCAGCATTATTCCCACACCGGCTCAGGTCGCCGAAGTCCAAGCCTACTTGGAGAAAAAGCGCCCGGTGACGGCCGAGGTGTATGCCATTGCCCCGGTCGCGCGGGCGATTAACTTCAGCATGCGTCTGGTGCCGGATGGTCTGGCCTTGCGCGCGGCCGTCACCCAGGCGCTGCACGGCCTGATCGTCGATGAGGGCGGCCCGAGTCAGACGCTGAAGCTTTCCCGTATGCGGGCGGCGATCAGTAACACCCCGGGGGAAACCGATCATGTGTTGAGCCTGCCGGCGGGTGACGTGGTGATCGCCGCCAATGAGGTGGCCGTGCCGGGGGCGATGACATGGCTTTGACCGAGGCGGATTACGTTGAAAAGCTGCGGCAGATGTTGCCGCCGGGCCCGGCGTTTGATCTGGAGTTAGAGCCGGATTGGGCGCAAATCGTGGCGGCGTTGGCCCCTGAGCTGGCGCGGATCGAGGGCGGCGGTGAGGCCTTGTTGCTGGAATTGAACCCGGCCACGGCCAGCGTGCTGTTGCCGGACTGGGAGGCCTATCTCGGTTTGCCCGACGTTTGCACGGTGCCGGGTTCGCAAACCCTGGAAGAGCGCCGTCAAGCGGTGATCGACAAGCTGACCGCGACCGGCGCCCCGCAATTGAGCTACTACCTCAAGCTGGCTCGCCAGGTGGGGATCACGACCAGCATTGAAGAATTCAGGCCGGCGCGGGTCGGCCCGACCAATGCCGGCGATTTTCTCTATGGCGATGGCTGGCCCTGGGGCTGGATCGCATCGGCGCCATTAGAGGCCTACGGAACGCCCGAGGCGGCGGCGCTGGATTGCCGCTTGCAGCGCGACGCGCCGGAATACACCGACGTGGTGCTGGCCTTTGGCCGGACGCAGGTCGAGGGCATTGCGCTAAAGGTGGACGAGCTGTTCACCGCCATTCATTACACCCTGCCGGCCGCCGTCGCGGGCATTGAGGATCTTTAAACATGCAGAGAATTTCAGCCTGGTCTGATCTGGTCACCCCCGGCGGCCAGTACCGTTATGGGTCGTTGGCCTTGGGGGTGGCCCCGACGCCGCTGAAAGCCGAATGGCTCAATGCGCTGCAGGAGGAACTGGCGCACTTCATCCTGGCCTATCTGCCGGCCTTGGACAAAAACGACAACACACAGTTGTTCAAGGCCATTCAGGAATTCGGCACGGCCTATGCAGTGAAGGCGACCACCCTGGCCGGCTATGGCATTGTCAATGCCTATACCAAGCCGGAGGCGGATGGGCTGTTGGCGAGCAAGGCCAATAACGCCATTACCCTGGGCGGCTACGGGATTGGCGATGCCTACACCAAAGCGACCACCGATGGGCTGTTGGCGAGCAAGGCCAATAACGCCATTACCCTGGGCGGCTACGGGATTGGCGATGCCTACACCAAAGCGACCACTGATGGGCTGTTGGCGAGCAAGGCCAATAACGCCATCACCCTGGCCGGCTACGGCATTGGCGATGCGTACACCCAGACGGCCGTGAATACGTTGCTGGCCGCTAAGCAAGACAAAAACACCGCAGTGATGGCGGCCACGGGCTGGCACCTGGATACAGCCACGGGGTTTCTGGAGCAGTGGGGCACTGGTTTTTGCCCGCCTGATACCACCACCGCGCCGATCAACTTTCCCACGCCCTTTGCAGAGGTCTACAACTGCTTTGGTAACAAGGTGACCACCAACGCCACAGACGGCGATGGCAACGCCGCCGGGGCTTTTGCGACCAGTGCGACGCAGTATCAGTTGTTCAACGATACCAACATCATTGGGGTCACCGTGCATTGGCGCGCGATTGGCAAGGCGCCAGGGTATTAACCCGGACTGAGCCGCTAAGCCGCTAACCCTCAAACAGCCCCCGGCCCGCCCAGCGGGTTTTTTTACGCATGGAGAAACATGCATGACCGATATTTCAGCGCTGGAGGCTTACGCCGGCCAGCTGTCGGAGGCGGCCTCGCTGGCCAATGCTTCGGCGCAAACGCAGCGACAGATTGTCAACGGGGATGCGCTGACCGATGTGCTGACCGAGTCCGGTCCGGTCCCGACCCTGGCCAAACAGGCGGTGCTGGCGCAGGCCAAAGTAACCGCTTCGTTGGTTGAAGTGGCGTCGCAAATGGCCGGCGCGATGACCTACGCCACCACGGCAGACGGTTTGGCGGGCACCGTGGCGGGGGGCTATTTCAGCACGCCGTCAGCGGCCGCGAACGAATACCTGATTCTGTACCAGAACGTCGCTGGCGCAGCTGTGGAGGTGGATCGCTACCCGAACGCGACAGCAATGGAAGGTATTCAGCACCGGGATGTGCGGCCGCTGCGGGTGCCATTGCTGGTGGACGAAGCCGGCAATGTCCCAGCCTGGCTTACTGGCGGTGCGTTCGAAGTCGCAGCTATCGGTCCTGAAATGGCGCTTAAGGTTGAAGACATCGCCGGCACTAAAGCAGTGGACAGTTCCAGCCGATTCGTTCCCGTGCTGTTTGATGAGGCGGGGAATGTCGCTGTGTGGTTGGAAGATGGTCGATTGGCTGCAGTCGGTTTAAGTCCCGCGCTGATTGCGTCGCTAGGGCTGGGCAAGGCCTACGCCCCGGCTAATATGCCTGCCTCTTCGGTGCTGCCCGCCGCGACCGACGGCAGAACCCTGCATGCCTGGCGCTCGCGTTTGGCGCAGGTCAAGCGCGCTGGCCAGGGCCAGGCGAAATTGCTTATCACCGGGGACAGCTGGACCGAGTATGTGGCGATCCCCCAGCAACTCACGAACCTGCTGCACGCGCAATTCGGTAAGGCCGGGGAAGGCTGGATCAGCGTCAATGGCACTTACATGCTGAACGGGGTCACCTTGGCCAAGACTGGCTGGACGCTGTTCGATGCGTCGAACGGCGCCGTGCCGGCCTATGGGACGGGCGTCGATGGCATGTACATCAGCGCAACGGGGGCGGCCGCAACGCTGTCGGCGGGCAGCCTGACCTGTACCAATTTCGATATCTACTACCGGAACCATGGCGGCACGTTCCGTTGGCGAGTGGACGGCGGCGCGTGGACCTCTGTTGTGGC